TGCACCTTTTAGTCCTTATAGATTTAGAGGTGGTAAAAGATTTGCTAATATAGGTGCAATAGATAAGTGGGTAGTAAGAAAAGGTTTAAAAGCAGGTAGAAATGACAAAGGGCAATTTGTAAAGCGTAAAAGTTTAGTAAGAGCAATAGCCAGAAGTATATATTTATACGGTATAGAGCCTAGTAACTTTATAACAGATGCGTTTAAAATTAATTTTAAAAAGTTACCTAATGAGTTTACAAGAGCATACGCTAAAGATGTAAACAAATTTTTAACTTTTGTAACAAAAGAAATGTAAACAATGGCGGTAGTTTTAAGAACAACAATGCAAGGTAATGCGCAAAAATTAGCGCCTGCCTATTCTGACATAGTAGTATATGCAGAGGGTATACCACAAAATATATTAGATACAGGTTTTAATGTTAAGTATTTTATAAGTATATCAGTAGATGGTGTAGGTGTTGCTACACTAAAAGCACCTGTTGATAGTAATGGTAAAGCAATATTTAGAATAGCATCTATACTACAAGATTATACAAGTACAGATAAAAGCGGTTATGATTTAGCAGGTAATTCAGTAAGTACATTTAATGGCAACACAATGCTAGAAAGTAACCACGCTATACATCAAATTGACAAATACGCTAGAAATAGAGAAAATTTAAGAAATTGTATTTGCATAGGTGGCTACGAATATAGTGCAACAATTAACGGTAGTATAATTACTCAGGCATCTTTATCTACTGATGTTAATTTTAATTTTTTCAATTCTGTGTTACAACATAATGCAGGTTATAGTACACAAGATTTTAGTGATTTTTTACTAACAGGAACAAGTAAAAAGTTTTTATCTATTTTACCTAGTACAAGCCAAAAAATACAATTATCACAATATCATACGCTAGGTTTTTTAAACGGTAAGCATTATTTAGATAGCAAAGTAACTAGAATAAGAATAAAAACCTATAATAGTAGTGACGCAGTAATAGCTACACAATTTGTAGATAATACTATTTTAAATGGTGGCGCACCTTTTGGTAGTAGTATTACCGCAGATATATTTAACGGTACTAGCAACACAAACGAGGGTTTATTATATATAGGCGTAGGTACTGCACAACTTTCGCAATTAGGTTTTAACATGTCTAATGTTAGCTACTATACTGTAGCCGCTATGAATGTAAATACAGTAGTAAGCCAAACATATAGATTTGACATACAACAGGCAGACTGCAAAGGTTTTGAAACTATAAGATTAGCATTTCTAAATAGTTTAGGTGTATATGATTATTATAATTTTACTAAAAAGTCTGTAAGAAAAACACAAATACAAAAGACTGCGATTAAACAAAATTATGGTACTATACCTAGACAAGCAACTACAAATGCAGGCGATTTATTCAATTTTGACTACTACACACAAGGTACATACGATGGTGGCACTAGAGCATTTAATGTAAATGCAATAGAAACAATAGAGGCAAATACTGATTTTGTAACAGAAAGTGAAGCAGAAATATTAGAAGAATTATTTTTATCGGCAGATGTATATATGCAAACAGGTACAACATTTGAGCCTGTAGTTGTAAATGAAACTGAATATATTAAGCAGACTAGTGCAAACGATATGTTAAAGCAATATATTTTAACAATAGAAAAAGGACATAACACAAGAGTACAAAGATTATGATAAGACTAGTAGTACAAAATCAACAAAACGGTGACTTTGTAGAGTTAGATACTTTTGGTAACGAAAATATTAACTTAACACTACAAGTTGACGATGTTAGAGATATAGAAAACAAACAAGCATCGTTTAGTAAAGATTTTAACTTACCTGCTACTAAAAATAACAATAAATTTTTTGAGCATTACTATAATGTAGATAGGTATACTACAAATTTTAACGCATATAAAAATGTAAAGGCTTTTTTGTATAGTGACGATGTACTAGTATTAGAGGGTTTTTTAAAACTACTAAATGTAGTAGATAAAAATACAGAAGTTACATACAATGTAGTAATGTTTAACGATGTAGCTAATATTATAGAAACACTTGCAGATGCTACTATAAACGATTTAGATTTAACTGATATAAACCATAAAATCACACCTTTAAATGTTATACAGTCTTGGTTTGGCTTAACCACATTAACCGCAGGCGGCACTACAGATAAAGTGTATTATGCTTTAGTAAATGATGGGCAAATTTATGTTGACGATACTAATTTATATATGCCTAATTATCAAAGTAACTATTTTTTAAACATAAACTTAAAATATATTGTTGACAAAATTTTTGCTTTAGCAGGTTTTACATTTAATAGTACATTTTTAAGTAGCACACTTTTTAACAATATATTTTTTGACATAGGTTACATTGATGGTAATGCTACAGACTACCCAAAAAGTATTATAGAGGCAGATACAGGTAGTGGTACAGATAGTGTTGGTGGTAACGCAGGTACTGACATAGGTAATGTGTTTAATCCGACATCTATAAATTTTGCTAATGAAAGTGGCGATTTAGATAATGACTTTAACCAAACTACAAGTGTGTTAACTGCGCCATTCGATTGTTATGTAAATATAGAGTATAGGATCATGGCTACTAATTCTGATGATGCACAATTTGGTAATTTACATTGTTTTGCACAAGATGTAAGTTTAGGGCAAGTATCTATACCAGATACTACACTAAATAGTGGTAGTCCTTACGATGTAATACATACTTTTACAGGTAGCGTTTATTTAATACAAGGCGAAACATTAAATATAAGGTTTGCGGCTATGACAGGCGATGTAATGATATATAATACTAATGGTTTTCCGCCTAGATTAAAATTAGAGTTATTAGATGCTAGCACATCTACTTTAGTTAAAAGTAGACGAGGTAGTATTAAGTTAGCAGATATTTTAAGAGATGTATTTACCGCTTTTAATTTAACTGTAGAAAGCGAACAAAACAACATACTGAAAATAGAAACATATAACGATTACATAACTAATAATGTTGTTGATTGGAGTAATAAAGTAAATTCTAATGAATTTGTAATAGAGCCAATTGAAATACCTAAACGATTAGAATTTAAACACGCAGAAGATAGCGCAGATTATTACCATCAACAATATCAAATAACACATAATGAAATATATGGTAATCAAGTGCTAGAATTTGATGTAGATAGTACAGAAGTAAGCGAAATAAAATTAAATGTATTTAGTGCGCCTTTTGTAAAAGAGTTAGAAAATACTAATATTAATTTACAACACATAGCTAGTAGAAACGGTGACGATTTAAAAGGTTTTGCAAATAAACCTAGACTAATATTTAAAAATCCTAATGGCTATGATACAAACTTTATTATACAAGATAATAATGGTGCAATATTTGGTGCAGGTTATAGCTCAATAAATAATGGCACACAATATGATGGTAGTAGTGACAATAATGCACCGTTACCACAAGTAACAACAGACGGTAACAGTTTGTTATTTGGTTTTACAAACCCAATATACACACCTACACTAGCTAATATACCTAGCAATACTTTATTTAATAAATATTGGGCAGATTATATTAATGAGAAATATAATGTAACTAATGGATTGATATATAAGGCAGAATTTAATTTAAAACCTACAGATATATATAATTTTAAATTTAGTGACATAGTAAAAATACAAGAGCAACATTACAGAGTTAATAAAATAGAGTTTAACACAGATAAAAATACTCTAGCAAAAGTAGAATTATTAAGAATATGAGAAAAATTGCAAGAATATTAGATAGAGGTGAAGTTTTATTTGTTGACGATAAAGGCACAGGTACGACAAATGGTAACGAACAAGATTGTCTAAATTTTGGTTTTAAATTTCGTAATAGTAAATGCTATTGCTATGATACTAAAATAAAACCTAAAACAGAAACAAATAAAAATGCAGGTAACACATTAAACGGTGCAAATAATTTTGCTATAGGTATAGGTAACACTATAAAAAGTGGTATAAACAATGTTGCTATAGGTTTTAGAAACATAATGCAAAATAATTCTAACAATAGTATAGCAATTGGTAAAAACGCTTATACTGACAATTATGGTGAGTTGTCATTTAGTGCATCTAAGACATCTAACAGAGCAAAATATAGCATATTGCAATACGATGGTGTAACAACTAACAATACTGCAACAGAGTTGTTTATAGGTGGGCATAACGGTGCAAGGTTTTTTGTTAATGAGAGTTGCGAAAGTGCATATTATATAGAAAGTAAATTAGTAATATTAGATGGCACAAATAACAATGCTTTTTTTATAACACATTATATTTTATATAAGTATGCAAATAATACACTAACAGAAGTAATAGAAGTGCCTTTACTAAATCAAGGTGATAGCGCATTAAATTCTGTATCTGTAGCTTATGCACCTGTAAGTAGTACACCAGACTACATAGAGGTTAAAGTTACAGGTTTGACAAGTACAAGACTAGAGTATAATTTAATATTACAAGTAACAGAGGTTAAAAATGTATAAAGCAGAAGATTTTAAATTATTTGGTGAATTAATAGTAGTAGGTTTTAGTGCATTTAAAGATGTACTACCTTTAATAACTAAGTATAAAGATAAAACTAATTATAACGAGATAATTTTAGGCAAATGGCAGAAAAAATAGAACAAGTAATAAAACTAAGAGCAGATACTAAAGATGCCGACAGAGGTTTAGAAGATGTAAAGAAAAAAACCGAAGAAACAAGTAATGCCGCAACAGATGCCGCACAAAATTTTAGTGTAATGGGCGTTAGTATAGGTGGTATAAAAGCGGCTTTTGCTAAAGTTATACCTATTGCTAAGGCTATGTTTACAACTATAAAAGGTGGTATAGCCGCTACAGGTATAGGTGCATTATTATTAGCATTTGCCGCATTAAGACAATTTTTTACTGATAACGAGCAAGGTGCGGCTAAGTTAAAAACTATACTAGCAGGTATAGGTGTTGTTACAGGTAACATAACAGATGTACTAAGTGAGTTAGGGGGTAAAATGTTTGAGGCTTTTAGCAATCCAAAGCAAGCCGTTATAGACTTAAAAGATGCTATTGTAGAAAATGTAGAAAACCGTATAGAGGGCATGATACAGTCTTTTGGTGCATTAGGTAAAGTTATAGGTGGTGTTTTTAAAGGTGATTTAGGTACAATAAAAGAGGGTATGAAAGAGTTTGGCGAAAGTCAACTACAAGTACTTACAGGTGTAGAAGATGTAACAAGCAAGATTAGTAAAAGTGTAGGCGATTTTGTAAACCAAACTAAAGATGAGGTAAAAATTGCAACACAATTAGAGAAAGATAGGCTAGCGTTACAGATGTTTGAAAGAAAAGCTTTAGTAGATAAAGCTAAGACAGAAAGCGAGATTATGAAACTTAGACTACAAGCTAGAGATAGAGAGGCGTTTGCCGCAGATGAACGATTAGAGTTTATGCGAGAGGCAAATAAGTTAGCAGATGAACAACTAGCAAAAGACTTGCATGTAGCTAACGAAAAATTAAGATTTCAACAAGTAGAAAATAGTTTTAGTAAATCGTCACAAGAAAATTTAGACGCAGAGGCACAATTAGAGGCTACTGTATTCCAAATACAAAGAAGTAATTTTAGTGAACGAAAGCGTATGAAGTCTGAAGAACAGGCACTAGTACGAGAAATGGCGGCTTTAGATAAACAAGCAAAAAAAGAAGAAGAAGATAACGCAAAAGCACTAGCCGCATTTCAAAAACAATTAACTTTAGAAACTGCAACTGCACAAGAACAAGAAATAATAAAATCACAAGAGAAATACGATAAACTTATAGAACAAGCTAAAAAGTTTAATGTAGATACAACAGAATTAGAAAACGCACGAGCAGATGCACTACAAAAAATAAATGATAAATTTGCTAGTGTACAACAAAAGAAAGATGATGAAACAACAAAAATGAAACAA